TTTACTTTAAATAATCCATCTTTAGTTGGTACTCAGACAACTCAAAACGTATTTAATACAGCTGCTACTACGGTCAATGCTTTTGGCGTTGCAACTGCAATTAACGTAGGTGATACCACCGGCACATTTACTTTAAATAATCCAACTTTAGTTGGTACTCAAACGACTCAAAACGTATTTAATACAACTGCAACTACAGTTAATGCATTCGGTGCCGCAGATTTAATCAATTTTGGTAATGCATCTACAGAAGTTGATTTTGGTGATCTAAGAATTCTTGGATCAACAATTTATAGTGATAACGCTGGATCCCAAACAATCACTATTGACCCCTTCCCAGCAGGTGGTGATGCTGGTGGTAACGTTGTAGTCCGTGGTAACTTGCAAGTTGCTGGCACTACTACAACGGTCAACTCTACCCAGATGACCATTAACGATCCTGTCTTCACATTGGGAGATAGTATTAGTGAAAAAACTGTTACTACCGCAGCAAATAGTGGTCAAACAGATGTTGTTCTTGATAGTGTAGATGGTCTAAACGCAGGTGATATAGTTTCTGGAAATGCATCAGTTGCTGGTGGAACTACTATTAGTTCTATCGATGTTGGAAATAAGACTATTACTCTTAGTGCAAACCTAACCAGTGGTATTGCAGCAAGTGCAAACGATGCAGTTGTTACACTAACATTTACTCAAGGTGCTGATGACAATCAAGATCGTGGTATTGAATTTAAGTATTACAACAGTGGTCTAAAGCAAGGTTTCTTTGGATACGATGAGTCTGGAGTTGCTGAAGATGTAACTACCTATTACTTTACATATATCCCAGATGCGACAAATACTTCACAAGTATTTTCGGGTACAGTTGGTAAAGCATACTTTGATACTGTAAAACTAGAAATGGGTGTTCACAAAGGTGTCCCATTCTTTGATCAGTACAAGAGACTAACTAGAACTGTTGCTCCTGGATCAGCTGACATTACTACATCAGATAAAATTTTAACATCTAACGGTGCAACTGGAGAACCAATTTGGACCACTACAATTGACGGCGGAACATTCTGATAAATAATTAAAATTATTAGGTAATTATGTCTCCTGAAGAAGCGAACAATTTAATGCAAGTCATGAACAACAGAATTAATCAGTTGACTCAACAAAATATAATTTTGGAGTCTAAAGTTATGACTCTAACATCCATGATTGAAACAATGAAACATAATGAATCAAGTGACGGTGGAAATTTTGATGATACCCCATCAGTAAAACAAAATAATGGCAAAACCAAGCAGCAGGACTGAACTAAAGGAGTACTCTCTCCGTAAATTAGGTAAACCAGTTATTGAAATAAATGTTGATGATGATCAAGTAGAAGATCTAATTGATGATACTATTCAACTTTTCAATGAAAGAGTTTATGATGGAGTCGAACGAGTATATTTAAAATACAAAATTACTCAAGATGACATTGATAATGGAACTGATAGAAACACATCTAGTACTGCATCAGATACGAATGCAGGGTCAACTCCCGCTGCAAAAACTTTAAATTTTGATGAAGGTAGAGGATATTTAACTATACCAGATCATGTTATTGGTATTCAAGGTGTGCTACCAATTTCCAATACATATGTTGGCAATATGTTTGGATTTAGATATCAATTTTTTCTAAACGATTTTTATAATTTTAATTCATATGACATCTTGAGTTTAGAGATGACTATGCAACATATTCAGACACTAGAGTTTTTACTTGAGGGTCAAAAACCTATTAGATATAATAAAGTTCAAAATAGATTATATGTAGATATTGATTGGAATAGGATTCATGTAAATGAGTATATTGTAATTGATTGCTATAGGGCTTTAGATCCTGTAACTTTTACTAAATTATACAATGAAAGGTTTGTAAAAGAATATTTAACATCGTTAATTAAAAAACAATGGGGTCAAAATTTAATTAAATTTTCTGGGATTAAAATGCCTGGCGGCGTTGAATTTAATGGCAGACAAATTTATGATGATGCAGTTGCAGAATTAGATAAATTAGAACAAAAGATGTCTACAACATATGAATTACCACCCCTTGATTTTGTAGGATGATATGGCTAAGAACGTTTATTTTTCTAATGGCACAGCATCAGAACAAATATTAGTAGAAGATTTAATTATAGAATCTTTGAAAATTTATGGTCATGATGTATATTATTTACCTAGAGAGATTGTAAGTGAAGATGATCTCTTTACTGAGGATGTTCTTTCTAAGTTTGATGAAAACTATATGATTGAAATGTATATTTCTAACTATGAAGGATTTGAAGGAGATGGATCTTTATTGACAAAATTTGGTGTGAGGATTACTGATGAAGCAACATTTGTTGTTGCTAAAAGAAGGTGGGAGGATTTAATTTCATCATCAAATAATTTAGTGTCAAACTTTAGACCAAATGAGGGTGATGCAATATATTTGCCACTCACAAACCAGATATTCCAAATTAAATTTGTCGAACACGAAAAACCATTCAGACAATTAGATTCTATTCAAACATATAATTTAATAGCAGAATTGATGGAATTCTCTAATGAGAGATTGGAGACTGGTATCGAAGAAATTGATAATCTCACAAGAATTGTTGGTTATACCACAACATTAAAACTTACAGACGGCATCAAAGATTTTATTGTCACTGCTGGTGGTAGTGGATATGGATCGGGAACTACAGCAACAATAGGTGGAACTGGATCTGGATCATCTGCTACAGTAAGTCTCGCAAGTGGTGTAGTAACTTCGGTAAATGTTATTGAACCAGGACTTGGATTTACAGCAGCCCCACCAATTAGTATAGTTGGAACTGGAACCGGTGCTGCAGTGACTGCTTTGATTGCATCAAAGGGTAATTTTGAGACCGGTGAAACTGTCAAATCTCAAGCAAATACTGCGAAAGCAATTGCATCTATAACATCAGATGCAGTTTCATCAATAACTTTATATGATAATGGTTCTAAATATACTTCAGCACCAACAGTTACGATTAGTGATGGAGGCGGAACTGGAGCTACTGCAACTACTACTATAAATTCAATAGGTCAAGTTTCTGGTATCACAATTACAGCTAGTGGTTCTGGATATACTTCAGATCCAACTGTAACTATACAATCGTCACCAAATGAAGCAACTGCTAAAGTAGTTCGGTATGATGGTACAAATAACGAATTGGAAGTAACTGACATTATCGGTTCATTCACTGACAATGATAGTTTACTAGGATTAACTAGTGGAGCTGAATGGACGATAAATACGTTTAGTTCGATTGAGAATGAAAACGATCCTGAAGCAGAGAATGACTTCTTTGAATCTGAGGGTGACAATATTTTAGATTGGACGGAAGGTAATCCTTTCGGAGAATATGGTAATCAAGGAGTCTTTTAATGTTAGGAACACATTTTTATCACGAAATTATACGTAAAACAATTGTAGGATTTGGAACTCTGTTCAATAATATTGAACTGAGGAGAACTGATAACGCTGGTAATATTGTCCAGACTCAAAAGATTCCACTTTCATACGGTCCAAGAGAAAAGTTTTTAGCGAGAATTGATGCTGAACCACAATTAGATGGCCGTTCAGAAACTCAAATTACTTTACCTCGAATTGCATTCGAGATGAAAGGTATTACGTATGATCCTTCTAGGAAATTAGGTCCCATACAAATTTGTACAAGTCCTAAAACTAGTACTACTGAAGCTGTATATACACAATATTCCCCAGTTCCATATAATTTAGATTTTGAATTAAATATTATTAGTAAAAATAATAATGACTCTGTTCAAATCTTAGAACAAATTTTACCTTACTTCCAACCTCTTTTTAATATTAGTATTAAATTAGTAGAGTTAACAAAAGAAACTAAGGATGTACCAATCATTTTAAATAATGTTAGTATGCAAGATGATTATGAAGGTGACTTTAAAACAAGAAGATCACTAATTCATACACTTACATTTACTGCTAAAACTTATCTATATGGTCCTGTTGCTACAACAGATGTTATCAGAACTGTTAATGTTGATATTGGTGCTGCAATTGATAAAGGTGCTAGATATGTGAGATATAGTGCTACACCAAAAGCAACTGAAGATTATAACAATGATGGTACTGCAATCACTTCTATTAATATTAATAGTAATACATTTACTTTAGTTAATCACGGTTATGTAACTAATGATTTTGTTACGTTGAGAGTTGGATCTGGTGGTTCTGCAGCTGGTGGACTTGTGGATGGAGACGAATATTATATTATTAAAATTGATAATGATAATTTTAGAGTCTCTGGAACAAAATATAATTCTACCCGTGGATATGCACTAGATATAACTTCTGGTGGTACCGGTACACAAACTTTCTCTGTTGTAAATACATTAGATGATGCTTTTGTAGAACCAGACGACAACTTCGGATTTAATGAAACTTGGACTGATTATTGATATGGCTGACACATTTGGAAATTTGGATAAAACTTTTAACGTCGAATCTGATATAGAAAAAGCAGAGAAAACTGTTATTGATATTAAAAAATCAAAAACAGATAAGGATGTTGATACTGACTATGAGTATACTAGAGGACAACTATATAACCTCATAGAGAAGGGTCAAGAAGCGATAAATGGTATTTTAGACGTAGCACAGAATTCGGACCATCCTAGAGCGTATGAGGTCGCAGGCAACCTCATTAAAAACGTTGCTGATATATCAGATAAACTGGTAGATTTACAGAAAAAAATGAAAGACCTTGATGAAGATAAGAAAGGTCCAACAACAGTTACAAATAATGCGATGTTTGTTGGTAGTACTTCAGAACTACAAAAGATGTTAAAACAGATGGGAAATGATAAATAATATGGTAAACCCTCGTCGGTTGTTATGAGAGATTTTAGAGAATTTAAAGAACTCTGCGAAGCTAAGCGTGGTTTGTATGCAAACATTCACGCTAAACGAAAGAGAGGAGAAGCACCAGCGAAGTCAGGTAGTAAGGACTACCCCGCTAAGGATGCTTTTCAAAAGGCGGCGAGGACTGCCAAAGAAAGTTTTGAACTCACCACAGAAGCAGCCTGGACAAAAAAGT